ATAGTATTTATCATCCCCTGTATCCTCATTTTCAACCCTTCGGTTCAGTCTTCCTTGGAAGTTCATCTTTTTAAGTCTGTTTTTGAGTTTAGTGGTCATAAGTTACCTCGTTAATTGTGAATGTTTATCATTACGAAAAATTGAGTTGTACTTTGGCCCTCCTTAGTATGTTATTGGGTTTGGATCTTCCTCGCCCGTTGGGATTAATTGATCTATCGGGGATACATCTTGTGCATCTTTAAACGATACACCATTTGCTGGATACGCTTCTCTAACCGTATCACGAACAACTTCCATGTGACAGGTATGTTTAGGTCTTCCCTCGACCCCTTGTGTGAATTTATGTCTCATTTTAGTAATCAAATACCTACCACTGTAGTATGGGTCGCCAGGAATATCAACCATATCTCTTATGTCTTTGTTTTTAATGTTGATACCAATCATATCACCAGCAGAATAAGCGGTATGTCCATGAACTGTTATGTTCAGAGTTATTGCAGCATCCATTGCTGCAAATCTACCCTTTCTACGTTGCAACCAACTGTCTGTTCCAGTATAGTCATACTGTCCAGTGTGTCGTACTGATAACAACCCGCCTGGCTGGTTTCTGTCCACAGCCTGCATGTACACAGTAGATTGGTCATAATCTACAAGGAGATTATCAAAGTCATCAAAACACTCAGATGCTAAAGGTTTGGAGTCTGAAGCATAGTTCTTATGAGTATCGACATGTTTGTCCTGTTTTTCACCTTCTTTAAAACTATCAAAATAGTTGTAATTAAAATTCTCTACAGTCTTGTTAACCAAGTCAATCATTAAAAGGTTAGACGCATACATACCTTTTCGCATATTCATCATAACATTAGTAGAACCCACTACGTTGTATTCAATCATATTCATCATATGTCGGAGCGAATCTGTGTTACCTAAATTACCAGTATCATCAAGAAAGACTGCTCTGACATTCTTTCTGTCCATCATACTGTCAACAGACCTAAAAAAGAACCCTTTACATGTCTCGTAGAATAGGAATGTGGGTGCAAAATTGTACTCAGCAGATAGACATCTTTTTGTAATTGAATTGATGAAATCGAATGGACGCATATTAGGAGATACAAACTTGTAGTTGTTTGCTGTCTCTTCGTAATAGAATTCTTTCTTGGAGTTCAGTAAGTCCTCATCTCTAATAATCTTTTGGACTATATCTTTAGCAGGCTCTCCATCAAATGCCTGACTTACCCGAATCCTATTACTACGAACCGCTTCAGCAGTTGTGAAAGAAAGAGTAAATGCAACAGTGCCAGGATTTACTTCTACCTTAGAGTCAATCTTATAGATGTATAGTGGATGTTCTGTAAAGTCTAGTGATGAGTTTCTATCAGGTACACCAGATTGAGGTGTTGACAACTTTAAAATCAACTTCTCCTGTCCAATGATTGGAAGAGAGGTCAATAGGTTGTTTGTGTCTACAATAGCAATATCACCAGTAAGTGCTGTCTTGAAAATATTTTCAAAGATATTGATTGTTGATACCATAGTTGTGATGTCAATAATCTCACCGCTTGTTGAAGCGATCTTACACACATCTATTATATATTCGCCTGCATATTCAAGTTTGGACATTGTTACGCCTTAATGGATTTTCTAAATTCTTCTCGTATTGTGTCTACATATTCGGGACGAATGAGTCTAATTCTTCTTTTCTTCTCTACCTCTGCCTCTTCATATTCAGCATTGGTAATTGCAGTTGCGTCAACAGGGATAGTCTGAGCAGCATCATTTGGTAACTCTATTGTGACTGTAGTATCACCCGATTCTTGGTATATTTCATAGTGATGAATAGCGTCTACATTATCATATTTAGACTTCGTGTACCTTTCAAGTCGAGTCACTGACATGGGCCAATCTGTATAGATATCATTGATGTTGTTAACCATTAGAATAATCCAATGTAGGTTAGCATCTCCATAATAGTCATATGCAATATCTTCTGGTTTCTGAGTATCTTCGACATCATAATAGTCATATGAAGCTTTATAGATAATGGAGTTCTGTGATATTCTCGCTCTACGAGTGATATCAGTCATTTGAGTTGTTACCCCATCACCCTTTACATCATATGCGACTTTTGGAAAATGCATAAAATACATTAGTAACCCTCCGCTATTAGTCTTTTGGTAAGGATATTTTGTTCTTTAAACTGTAGAGTTATTTCTGTTTCTGTTGGTCGATCATCGTGATAGAACTGTGGACGTTCTCCACCATATTTCACATCAATACTCTCTAAAACACTGTGAAATATCTTATGTAATTTATCTTTATCATCTTTCTCAGGGTAAGTAATATTAAATACAGAAGGAGCGGCTAACGATTGTCCGTATTGTTTGACATCTGGTACATGTGGCGCCATGTGAAATCTAAAATATTTTACAATCGCTTGAATTGCTTTCGCTTCGTCTGCATTGTGCGGTATCATTCTAAAAGAAAATGAAAAGTTTCGTCTGTCTACACCCTCAAACATTAACTCAGTAGAGTTGTTCCTAGTTACACCAGAAGCAATCTCCATTCCTGCTTTACCACCTGTGACCACTTGATCAACCAGCGTTGCAAGGCCCTTTCCAGCGCCGGCACCTGCTGATTTAGCCACTGAACCAAGAACTGCTTTTGCTGAATCCATATTTGCTCCAGTAAAGCTTTGAGCAGCGTTGACAATTCCAGCAACGCCTGCACCCATTTCTGGTTCACCATAGTTTGATTTTTGTGACACATTAATTTGAGCAGGAAGATATAGACTAACAGACCCCTGTGAGTTATACATTGGCGGCCTTGGTACAACCATATTTCTTGAATCGTTGGTTGGTTCTGTAGCAGTACCAGTAGCTAACATCGTTGGTGCATGATATTCCATCGCTTGAAACATTACCTTATGCCTAGCATTGTTTGATCTTGAAAGTCCATACTCTAAAATCTCAGAGTTGCCAAGTCTTCGGCCAGTATATCTCGCCATGTCTAAATACTCCTGTAATAGTTCATAAAAGTATTTATAAGGTTTGTCATGGCGTATAGTGGAAAATTCATACCTACCAATATAACAAAATATAGGGGGGATGTCAAGAAGATTGTGTATCGTTCTTTGTGGGAGCGTAGATTTATGGTGTACTGTGACAATACTAGTGCAATACTAGAGTGGGGCAGTGAAGAAGTTATCATACCATATATATCTCCCCTAGATGGCCGAATGCACCGATATTTCCCAGATTTCTATATAAAAGTCAAACAAAAAGATAAAACCATCAAAAAGATGATTATCGAAGTCAAACCAAAGATACAATGTGGCCCACCTAAACCTCCCAAACGTAAAACCAAACGGTTCATCAATGAGGTTCGTACATGGGGTGTTAATGAAGCAAAATGGAATGCAGCAATTGAATGGTGCAATGACAGAGGTATGGAATTTAAGATACTTACTGAAGACCATGTAGGTTAATCTGTATAAATAGAAGTATGACATATTTTGACGAAATCTTAGAACGAAGTGGTGGTAATGAACGATCAGTAAGATGGTTCAGAGATCAGATTCGTGAGTTGGGCACTCCACCCCCAAAACGACTAATCAGTGAGGGTAAAGTGAGAGCTGCACCCCTGTTTGGTAAAATGAACTTCTTTGGATATGATCCAAAACATAAGGCGACTTTACCATACTATGACAGGTTCCCGCTTATCATGCCCATTGAGGTTGCAGAAGGTGGATTTATTGGATTAAACTTCCACTATCTATCCATCCCTATGAGAGTTAAACTACTCAATGTGATATCAGAATATGCATCTGATGACAATATGAACGATAAGACAAAAATACGTTTAACATGGAATAGAGTTAAAAGAAATCCATTAGTCAAACCAACAGTAAAGAGATACCTATTCGAACATGTAAGATCGCCGTTCAGAGTGATTGATGCAGATGAAATGATGACAGCAGTGTTACTACCTGTACAGAAGTTTGTCGGTGCGAGTGAAGGTAAAGTTTATTCAGATTCTAGAAGGATGTCCAGATGAGTAAAATTCAAGCATTTCAAACTACGTTTACAAAGGGTGTTGCACGCCCTAACCTATTTCATGTAGATTTTCCTAAAACACCTAATGGAGCAATTAATAACAATGATGATATGATGTTGCGTGTCCAGAGTGTTACAATGCCTGGCAAGAATATTACAACCACACCAAATGATAATGCATATGGGCCTTCTTATGAGATGGCTAATGGAATTAGTTATGCAGAAGAAATTGAAGTGACATTCATTCTTGATCAAGATCATAGAATAAGAGAGTGGTTTAATGATTGGCAGGATAAGATAGTAGACCCAAGCAACTATGACTTGAGTTACTATGATCAATATATTGGAGAGATGAGAATTTTCCAATTAGATCAAAATGAACAGGCTGCATCTGCTGTACAAGTACACGAAGTCTACCCAAAATCAGTCGGGCCCATTGCATACAGCATGGAATCTGGAAATTCTTTCTTAACAGTAACAGTAAATATGGCATTTAGAAATTGGACACCTCTAGTGGTTACATTTGTGGGCACTGATGAACCAGTATGGTTGCAAAATGAAAAAGCAATGCCTAAACCATTCGCTGGTGGAGTTTTAGATGCTGCGTATAAACTATCATCAACGTATGGTATTGCAATACCTACTAATATTCAAGATGGACTGAACAAATTGTCAATATTAGACAGTGCTCTGAGCAATCCTATTCAATTGATAAAAAGAGTTACCCAAAGCACACTGGGTAGAATATTAGGGGGGTTCTAGATACCCAAATACCCTTTAGAAAAAGTATATAAATAATAGTAACAATATAATGTAATAGGAGATAATAATGGCATTACCAAAGTTAGCTACGGCTAAATATGAATTGACACTTCCCTCAACAGGGAATAAAGTTGAATACCGTCCTTTCTTAGTTAAAGAAGAAAAG